GGCATGGATGAGAAGCTCATGGAGCAACTCAAAAAAGTCGCAGCAGTACAAGGCATTTCTCTACTGAAAGCTCAAGCAGACCCTATATTCGTTGCGGTGAAAGAGAAGTTTGAGAAAGACCAAAAGCAAGCAGCCGCTAGTATGCCAGCCTCAAGAGGAGCAGGAGCAGCGCAAGTCAAAAAGACTTTCAACACTCCAGGACTCTCTCGCGAGGAACACATGGCACTATCGAAAGCTCGCTAGGTCACGGGGGAAGCCATTAGTTCATTAAAACTTAAACTATGGCATTTCCTAGACTTTTGGGAAATTAAAACCTGATTTAATCAATGGCGAAAACCCGACAGGGCAACGCTCACCAAGCAGAGAAATCGTGCAGGTGCAGAGACTAAACAATCGGGAGTATCAACTAGATACTAAGCAATAGTCCGAGCCGTGTGTATAAATAAAGACACGGAAGATAGCAGAAATGACTATCTCAGTTCTTCGAAAATGTTATACTAAGTATATGAATCCGAAAGGATACAAGCATACAGATGAAGCCAAATTGAACATGAAAATGTCTCACGTGGGGAAAGCTCCGCTAGAGCATGCTTTCAAAAAAGGATTCACCCCTTGGAATAAGGGCAAACCAATGTCTGAAGAGACAAAGAAGAAATTGAGTATTGCCCACAAGGGAAAACCTGCTCCTAATAAAGGCAAACCAGCTCCATGGACATCAGAAAGAAATAAAACTGATAATAGGAAACGAGCAAGAGAGAACCATTGGAACTGGAAGGGAGGTATCGCAAAAATAGACAAGATACTTCGCCGAATGCCCGAATATATAAAGTGGAGATTAGAAGTCTTCATGCGGGACAACTGGACTTGCCAAGTGTGTGGCGCAAGAGGATATGTAACAGCACATCATATAAAGGGATTTTCACAGATTATTAAGGAACACGAACTTAAAAATACTGTAGAAGCATCTAAGTGTGATGAATTGTGGAACATAAACAACGGCGTAACCTTATGTGAAGAATGTCATAAACTTACGGATAACTATAAAGGAAGAGCTAAGCAACAAAACTGACCAACACAGAGACAAGCGCATCCCTTGATGCATACATCCCATTAGTTTGGGGTCAGAAAGTCAACGAGTTCTATCGTGCGAAACTCGTTGCAGCTGCCTTCTTCACAGACCGCAGTGATGAATTGAGTGGTGGCGGAGATACTCTGTATACTCCTTCCACGACTGAGTTCACCGCATCGGCGAAAGCGAATTCGACGATGGTTACTTTGAACACGGGTACTGACACTAAGGTAACTCTTACTGTCGACCAGTGGTATGAGGCTTCGTTCGCTATCGAAGACCGTGAAGCAGCTCAGGCTCAGCATTCATATTCGATTATGGAACGCTTTGCTAAGAACTGTGGATACGCAATCGCAAAGAAGCTCGACACAGCAATCGTGACCCTTTTCAAGGACTTCACAAATGCTGTTGGTTCTTCCGCAAACACATTCGGTGATTCCGATATTCGTGCATCTCTTGCATACTTGGAAACAACTGGTGTTGACCTTGAGGAAGCAGCCTTCTTCGTGACTCCAAATATGTTCTGGAAGCAGATTCAAGGTATCGATAAGTTCTCCCTTGCAGTCAACTCCCCATCTATGGACCCATCTATGAAGCGTCCTGCAGCTTACCTCTACGGTACGCCTGTCTACGTCACTTCACAGATTACTACCGTCCTCGGTGGTAAGGCAGCAGCTTTGGCAGTCCCTGACGCTATTCATTGGGCAACCTCCCCTCTTGGGTCTGGTGGCTCAAAGGGTACGTCAATGGTCGGTTCGAACGGCGTGCGTGTTCAGTCCAACTACGCTCCTGAGTATCTTTCTACCATCACAACGGCAGATATACTCTACGGAGTTGTGTTGAATCGCGCGACGGGCGGTGTTTTGATTAACGCTGTCGTCTAAACCCTAAAAAGGTTAATAGAGAAGGTGGGGATAACTTGTCCTCACCTTTTTTATTTGGTGTGGTATAGTTTATTTATGAATATACACGTTGCGGAACGAAGCGGGACAGTCCCTAGTGGAAAAGTGGTAGTTGCGACTAACATTAAAAGAGAACGGGAGATGTTTGATAAATTTGGGAACGTAATAAATCCTGTTACAAAAGCTGTTATTCGTCGTGCTGATGAACAATGAGTCGCGTATTTTTCATATCGTCAGGAATTAGTGGCTGCTATAACGTCCGATGTCTTTTACCACTCGTAGCTAATGGATGGGATGGAGACTACACTTCTCTAAACTCACTAGCTAGAACTCCAGAAGATAAGGCGAGCGCACTTAGAGATGCTCAGATAGTAGTTTTTCATCGTCCAGAAGACCGAGGAAGGCTTGAGATGATGAGACTGATGAAGGAAAATGGGAAGAAGTGCGTGTACGAAAATGATGACACATATAAGGACGTCGGAGCTGTCAAAATCAACGACTATTTCACTCAAGAAAGAGTAAACAGGGGAATGGAAAGTATAAGCAAGCGAGCTGACGGGGCAATAATCGAAGCAGACCTCGTTACTACCACAACAGAGTTCCTAGCAGATGAATATAGAAAATTAAACTCAAACGTAGTTGTTCTTCCTAACTGTGTAGACCCATTTTACTTCGATGAGCCCATTAGAAATGAGTCAGATGTGGTTAGAATCGGAGTAACTGGCTCACTAGGCGTATCTTCTGATATAGACCTCGTAGCACCGATAATCAGACACTACGAGAACGACAAGCGGGTTCAATTTGTCTTCTTCTCCCTGCCACCGCGCAATAAAGAGAACCCACTGGTGAATAAGATTTATAGAGACGAGTACAAGTTCCTTGACTCAGTGAATGTAGAGTGGCATCCAACGGTCAACGCTGACAAATACTACGACAAACTCAACTCATTGAAGTTGGACATGATGATTATTCCTAGAATCGATAATTATTTTAACCACGCAAAATCAAATCTTAAATTCCTTGAGGCTTCGATGTTCAAAACCGCTTGCATAGCTTCTGGCTTCCCAGACGGAAAATCTCCGTATCAGGTTGACCCTGACGATGCGAAACATATGGTTATTGTGACTGATAACTCGCAATGGATTCCTGAAATTGAGAAACTTATTACGGATAAGGAATTAAGAATTAAGATGGGAGAAGATGCCTACGAATATGTCAAAGAAAAATACGACATCGATAAAAACGCATGGCGTTGGGAGCAGGCTTACGCCACGTTACTAAAATGATTCCTCCTTCGCGTATCTTCGGTCGGCTCGGAAACTCAATGTTCCAGTATGCCTTTCTCTACTCCTACGCACGCAAACTCAACATAGATTTCTATTTTCAGGATTTAGCATTCTTTGAAGACCACGCCGACGAGATACGCCAACTCTACAGTCAAGGTATTCCCGAGATGACAAACAAGATAGCCGTACACGTTCGAAGAGCAGGAAATCCTATTAACCTTAAGGAACCGAAGTATTGCGATAATCCATTTCATTTTAATTTAAGCGAGACTTCATATTATGAAAAAGGGATGTCTTTATTCCCAGATGATGAATTTTTAGTGTTCAGTGATGACCCTGAATGGTGTTTAGAGAAGTTTAAAGATAATCCAAGTGTTAAGGTGATGGATAAGGGGGATGAGATAGCTGACATGAATTTATTTGCTAGTTGCAAGGGAATTATCGGGGCAAATTCTAGCTGGTCTTGGTGGGGGGCATTTTTAGCTCCCTACGCAACCAAAATAGTATTTCCTTCAAAAGAGCATTGGTTTAGCGACGGAGTAGAAAGAACCGTTTGTCCACAAACTTGGATTAGACTTTGACTACATAATCTGATATGATTTATAAAATGACTATCACTCCTGAAACAAGATTAAAAATGAGATTAGCTAAACTTGGTAAGAAGAGACCAGATATTAGTAGAACTCTTACTGGAAGGAAACTGAGTGAAGAACACAAAGATAATATAAAAAAGAACAATAGTAAATATTGGTTTGGCAAAAAAAGGTCTGAAGAAGACGTAGAGAAGTTTAGAGTCTCACATCTAGGTCAGGTTCCTTGGAATAAGGGTTTGAAACTTCCTCAATTTGGAGGAGAGAATGCATCATCATGGAAAGGAGACGATGTGGGGTATGGAGCATTGCATGAATGGGTAGTCAAAGAGAAGGGGCAGCCAATCGTATGTGAAGACTGTAGGAGACGATTTACAAATACATACAAGATTCACTGGGCTAATATAAGTGGAGAGTACAGAAGAGACTTAAAAGATTGGAAAAGGCTATGTGTTTCTTGCCATCTAAAATTTGATAAAGAAAGACGACACGTAGCATTTTTAAGAAATAAAGGACTAAAAAAACAGATATGAAAACAGTCTCCGTTATCATCCCTTCGTTTGCCTACGGACACTACTTAAAAGAGTGCGTTGAGTCGGTTGTAAACCAGACTCACAAAGCGCATGAGATAATAATCGTTTCAGACGGTGCAAAAGATAACACTGTCGAAGTCGCTAAAGAACTTATCGCACAACACACAGATTCAAACATCATTCTTATTGAAAAGGAGAATGGAGGGAACTCTTCGGCTCGTAACGTAGGAATTGAGAGAGCAACAGGAGAGTACATTATGTGCCTAGACCCCGACGACAAGTTAGTTCCTGCAGGAATTGAAGAGCATATGAAACTCTTAACTGATGACATGGCTATCGCTCAATGCGCACTTATGGAATTTGATGAGAGATATATAATCAACGTCCCCACTGTTTCACCGACACTAGAAAGACTCCTGCAAACAAATACCATCTTCTGTAACGCCGTATTCCCTCGTAAGGCGTGGGTAGAGGTCGGAGGTTATGATGAGAGCGAGATTATCACAAATGGTTTCGAGGATTGGGAGCTGTGGATTAGAATGTTAGCAGCTGGATACCACGTCAACGTATCTGACTTCATTGCTCTTCGTTATCGTGTCCACGACGGACAGATGACACAAGCCACAACGCATCCACGTCGCCAAGAATTGTATAAATATATATTCGAGAAACACCGAGCGTTGTACGATAAGTACGGTATATTAAAAGCAGGATTAAATTAACACTATGATTACACTCGACAACACAAAACTCCGCGACCTACTTCTTATGAAAGACGGCATCGTTGCTGATGGTATAAAAATCTCACAGAAGATAGAAGCCATCGAAAAGAAAGCTAAGGTCTTTGAAGACAAGGAGAAGGCACTCACTGCTAAAATCGTACCACCAAAAGAGATAACAGATAGAGGTGATGTGATAGTGAAACAAATCGAGAAACTAGATAAAGAACTTTCCGTCATCATCAAAGAAATCAACGAGGCTAAACTTAATGCCGTCCCTGCGAAGATGAAGGAAGAACACCTGCAAATCCTTAAAGACAAGGAAGTATTGGAACGAGACCGAAACAAACTCGCTCTCAAGGTCCAGAAGATAAAAGACAAGGTCATTCCTATCATTCAAAAGGAAGTTAAACCCCTGCTCAAAGAATACGAAGATATTGAAACCGCTCAGGTGAAGAACGGCAAAGTTGTCATCTCCACATTCAATAGACTCGAAGAATGGAAAGCTAAATTCAAGTAATTTATACGCGAGGTCGAGCCTTGCGTCCAGTGTGTAATGGGGGTTAATTTTTCGACTTAGGTTTAGTTATCCCCCCCGCAACGTTGCACACTGGACATAGGGCTGGTACTATTACCGTAATGCGTGTTGCGGCGCAAGTATGTTAGATATACTCATGCTTTAAGGGCTTCGCATGTAAAACCAGCTCTTATAAACCTAAGTTGAGATGGGATTCTAATGCGAAAGCTGGGAAAACAAGTTCCTTTCCCACACCTAAAATGTTCAATCATTTTCCTCTTGCCCAGCCCAATGATTAGCACCTCATCTCAAGTAACTCTCTATCTAACCTATATGCCCGCAATCACTTTCCTTTAGTTATCTAAGGGAAAAGGGTGGGTGTGGATTACTTGACAAAGAATTAGACACTCATGTGTGCTATAATGTTTCTAACACTGTGTTGCGGCAGGTTTAATTACTTGACCCATGATTTACAGCGACACTAATACCAAGCAAGGACTCATCCAAGATTGTGAACAGAATGTCTTTAGCAATTATGGAGACATTTCTAATAATCCAGCTCGTCTGTATGATTTCAATGCGCGTATAAATCGAGCATACGACAAACTCGCAACACTCATCATGTCGGTAGACGGGCGATGGCAATTTGACGATACCAACTACACTGACCTTCCTATAGGAAGCACCGACCTAGTGTTGGGGCAAAAGGACTACTCATTCGATGTCGAGTTTCTTGATGTTGTAAAAGTAACCGCATTGGATAGTTCTGGGAATGAAATACTGTTAAATCCATTTGATATAAACGACCCTCTTGGGCGTGTGTACCTCACACAACTTTCTACTTCGACAGGGACGCCATTCGCCTACGATAAAACAGGCGGGACAATAAATCTCTATCCAACACCAAATTATGCCAAGACTAGCGGGCTTACCGTATATTACCGTCGTAAGCCGTCGTATTTCGCATTTGATGATACTACGAAAGCAGTCGGTGTACCTGCGGTATTCCATCGGTATCTTTCTCTCGAAGCGTCGGCTGATTATGCAATTTCGAAACAACTTACGCAGAAGAATGACCTCGTCGGTAGAGTTAGAGAAATGGAGGCATCAATGACCGAGTGGTATTCGGTGCGGTCAAAAGACGAACAGAAGATTATTCGCAGTGTCGTGCGTTCTAGTAGATAACTAATATATTATGTCCTCAATTCTATTCAATAATTATAAACTCAAACTGTTCGATTCTTCGGCGAAGATAGACCTTATGGCAGACACGATAAAACTCGCATTGGTAACAAGTGCATACACTCCTGATATAGACGCTCACGACTTCTGGGACGATGTATCGGCAAACGAAGCTACAGGAACAGGATATACCGCAGGCGGAGCTACGCTTGCAAGTAAGACGGGTGCAGTTGTCGCTGCTTCAGACCTAGCAAAGTTCGACGCGGCTGACGTGGCGTGGACGATTTCAAGTGCCCTTTCAGCTCGGTACGCTGTCCTCTATAAATCAACAGGTACGGGTGCTACATCACCTCTCATTGGATATGTAGATTTCGGTTCTACCTACTCCCTAGCATCGGGGACGTTAACGATAGTGTGGAGTGCTAACGGAGTGATGACTATTGCTTGATATGCAGGTTACGTTTGTTGCATCTGCCTATACTTCAGGAAACGCCCCCGGGGGGGGCTGGAATATAGTCGTCAACAAACCTACAGGAACAGTTGACGGTGACTTGATGATAGCCCATTTTTCTTCTGCAAGTTCGAACGCTACAATAGCAATGTTTGCTGGGTGGACTCTTTTAGACTCAGATGCAACTGGTGGCAACGGATGGTCAGGTATATTCTATAAAATAGCTTCGTCAGAGGGAGCTTCTTATTCTTGGGGAGTTGGAGATTCTGGCGGTACTGCTCGAACAGCAGTTGGTATTTCTACATGGAGAGATGCTTCTGCGATTGACGTACACTCTAAAAATGTAGACACAACGTCTGACACGACAGCAAACGGTTCGGCTGTCACTCCGACTATGTCTCCCGACTGTGTGTTGATAGCATTTACTGGTTCGATTAGCACAGGAGCTACGCTTTCTGCACACGCAGTGGCAAACAACAACCCAACTTGGACAGAGATATATGATTCTAGTATTACTTGCGCATACGGAATTTATACTGCGATTACAACCACAGGAGCGTACACCGCAACTATTTCCACTGCTGTAACTTCCACAACATTTCTAGTAAGTATAAAACCAGCAGGATTCAGTATCGACGGCGCGTTCACTCTCACTGGAACGCCGAGTGGTGCAGTCTCATCGGCAATGACTCCTGTTACCGCAGTATTTTCTCTCGTCGGAACGATAAGTGCCGTAGTTGCTCAAGGAGTAGGAAAGTGGAGTAACGTCGTTAAAAGTGTAACGACCTGGGTTAACCAGTCAAAAAACTAGATATGACACCCGAACAAACACAGCAGTTAAAAGAACTCTACGAATGGATGCAACAGCGTAAAGTCCAACAACTCTCCTATCCCGTAGATGATGCTTCTCGTAACTCTCTCGGAGTCCCTGTAGGGAATGGGACTGGCTCAACTACAAAGACACAGGCACTTAGTCTTACTGGAAATGCACAAAACATAAACGTCCCCGCCGCGTATGCACAGACGTTTCTGCTTGTTGTAGACGGTGTCCGTTACGAAGTCCCCTCTCTCATATGAACCTACCTTTTACAAATGGAAAGTGGAAAGTAGGCGTTAATGGTTTCGCTGATATCGTTCGTACAAGAAATATGGACTTCAATGAAACAGGAGTGGCGAAACTTGCCCGACAACCGATAGTTATCTCTGGAACGGTAGATACCGTCGCTCTTGGACTTGGACAGGCGATTGTAAATGATTACGTCATTACAAGAAGCAAGACAAGTGGAAGTAGTGGAAGGATGTATCTCATCGACCCTTCTTTGGGGACAGCAACCGTTCAACCGACTACTGACCAGCCATTCATCGGCGCGGGGTCGGATATGGTTTCGTATATAAATACTTTAGCTGCGTCGAGTGATTCAACAGGAGCTGCGGGTACTGTAGCGAGCTTCGCATCGGGAGCGTGGACGGCTGGAAGAATTACAGGATTAACAGCAGACGTACCTCACCCTCTCTGTGTGTTTGAAAACAGAAATACTCTTTGCGTCGGAAATGGGAATACCATACAACAGACAACTGCAGGAGGGTGGACGATAGACTCAGCAAATAGTCTTACTATCCCAGTTCAATATTCAGTGGAGTGGATGCGCTGGAATGGGAATAATTTATATGTTGGTACTAGGAATACATTAGGCGGTTCAGCTAAATTATTTATATGGAATGGTCTCGGGACTTCAGCGCAGCAAGGATACCCAGTGAATAGCGATTGGGTTTATTCAGGGTGTGTATATCAAAACTCGATGGCAGTCTTATCAAGTCTTGGACAGGTTCTCCGATTCAATGGAGGAGGATTTGATGAATTGACTCATTTCCCTGTATACGATACTTCGTTCCAGTGGAACAATTCCAGTGCAAGTGCTTCAAACACCACGGGTAAATGCGCCGCGAGAGGAATGATTTCGGAAGGAGATATTCTCTATCTGAACATAGATGGTTCAGTGCAAGGGAATCCAGACTCAAAGTATTTGAATTCGCAACCGTCTGGTCTCTATGTCTTTGACCCCGAAGTCGGTCTGTATCATAAGTCGGGATTCGTATACACGAAATACAACACTCTCACTATCACTGCCCTCAACTCAAGTATTTTAAGAGTTGGTACACACTCGCTTGAAACAGGGGATATAGTACGAGCCGTCTCGGTAACGAATATCACGGGATTAAACGCTACAAGAGATTACTTTGCTATCAAAGTTAACTCAACTGATATTCAACTAGCCCTGTCTCAATCAGATGCTTCTGCGGGACGGTTTATAATCCTTTCAGGGACTCCAAGTGGAGATACTCTAGCGGTAAACCGAACGAATAATGGAGGTGTATCAACTCTCGTCCCGGGGGCGATAGCACTAAAGAGTGCCGTATCAAGTACGCAATTCTTCGCGTCGAGTATTCTGTTCACTGGTTCTATGCACGACAACACGAATAGTGTGGTCAATTCGATTATGAGCCTTGGACTCGGACGAAACAGGGGTCATTTCATCACATCAGAAATCCCCGCGTCTGGAGTGAAAGATTCTTTCCAAAAACTTTGTACTTATTGCAAAACTCTTTTCCTTGATACTGACTCAATCGTTATTAAATATCGCAGTCGAAATAAACAAGGACTCCCAACACCTACCGCGTATTCAAGTACAGGACTCGCAACGTGGGTAGATGGTTCTACATTCACCGTCCTCACTACTACGAAAGACTTCAAGTCTGCTTCCGTAGGAGATGAAGTGGAAATAATCGAAGGCGCGGGAGCAGGATATACTGCACATATCACCAGTATTGACACGGCTACTTCTACATATTCTGTTATAATAGACGAAGTTATCCCGAACATCACCGCAGGAGATACATCGGAAATAATAGCAGACAACTGGATAAAACTTGGAACGATTGACAACACTGGAGGTTCTATCATAGACGGATACGAGGAAATCCCTCTAGGAATAAAAAGTTCGTGGATTCAGTTCAAAGTCGAACTCCGAGGACGAGATATACCAATAAACAAGTTTTCTATAATCACCGCAGGAGATAAACCATCAAAATAATATGCCAACAACATTTGACACACCCATCGGCACGTCAGGAAAGATAAATAACAACACGGGACAGGTAATGTCTGGTGCGATGGCTGGACTCCCTGCTGTTGATTCCACGACTCTAGGTAATTTCCAAAAGGCAAATCCTGGTTTAATCGCAAATGCTCAAGATTATGCAAAAATGAGCGGTACTCCTATTACTGCATCGTCTTTGACACCAACAACCCCGTACAACCTGCAAACTCCACCCGCAACACCAACTACAGATGGTCTCGCGATGACAAACTCAGGTGTAACTTCCTCTATCGCCACAGATGCAACTACTCCGCCAGCAACCCCAGCAAATCCTCAAAAGGATTCACTTCAACAGATGCTTCAAAGTATTTCAGGGGATATTTCAGGTCAGTCCGCCGCAGTAGACCAAATCAAATCGGATACGCAACTTTATGAAAAACAGCAAAAAGCCACCGCCGTATCAAACCAGCTCGACCAGATGGACAAAGCATATCGAGACGAGGTAAATAACCTCAAAAAGAATGCAGGAGGTGTATATGGAGGGGCTGTAGACCAGCAAATTGCCACCGCCACTGATAGATACGAGAATAATCGAGCAAACGTAGCTTTAACGTATAAAGTCCTCTCAGGAGACGCTACAGCGGCTCAAACAATAGTCAATGACAAAGTAACTTCACTTCAGAATCAGAACACTCAAAAGTTAAATCTGTACCAGCTAGCGGTAAACGCGGTGAACAATGATTTAACTGAAAGCGAGAAACTAAAAGTCCAAGCGAATCTCACTCAAATGGCAAACGACCACAAGACAATAACTGATGCCTATACAACCGCTCTCACAAACGCTTCACAGAACGGCGCACCTGCTTCAGTACTTTCTGCGATAGATACCGCAAGTCGCGTTCCTGGAGCAACTGCAGCGAGTGTGATGGCGGCGGCCGGTAGCTACAATGTTGATAAACTAAAACAACTTCAGATTCAAAAGGCAGGACTGGATGTTCAGAAGACTAGTATGGAAATCGCTCAACTCAATGACCCTTCACTTACTGACCCAATAGTAACCGACCCACAGTCTTCAAGTATTCTTGCTCAAACTGGACTTTCTATGCCTGCGTTTGCTTACCTGACTCAAGGTACATCAGCTCTAACCAGAATGACTGCAGCGCAAAGAAAGCAGTATATGTCCGAAGCTGCCAGCTGGGCGAATAAGAACAACATAGACATCTCAACATTTGGAGCACAGTACGGAGCCTTGAGTAAGACCGTGGGTGCGAACCTTTTGAGAAACAACCAAGCAAAAGTAGCCGAGTCTGAACTTGCTGCTACTGTCACAAATCTATCTACTGCTGCCACAGAAGCTGGACTCTCTAACCTTAAAGGACTGAACGTCGCAAAGATATGGGCGGGTCAACAGCTAAACACGCCTGCACAGGCAACCTACAAGTTCCACCTTGAGCAACTAAGAAACGAGTTTGCTCTCTATAATGCGGCTCTTTCTGGTCAAATAGATGTAAACGGAAACGTCCGACAAATAACCGAAGCCGACATGAAGAAAGCTGATGAGATTATCCAAAACGGATTCGCAGCAGGAAGTCTTGATGGATTCAGCAAGGGTTTAAACGCTTCGATGAGTAAAATGGGTACAGTTCTTCAGAGCAGTATCAACGCACAAAACAAACAGGTATGGAATCTCTTTGGTGTGGGAGATAAGTACGATGCAACAGCGGGTACGACATCGGGAGGTGCGACAGGGAGCAAGACACCGCCAGTTGTCCCTATCAGTAACGAGTATTCAGACTGGCTCAAGGCTAATCTTCCAACACTATGAATCCTGAAGAACAAATATGGAAAACAGCAACCGCACAAGGAAAATCAAATGACTTCATAAAGAACGCTATTCTTACTTATCGTCAGAGTAAACAAACAGTAGCTCCTGTGGTAACTCCGCCAACTCCTGCCCCGCAAGGAGTGATGAGTAAGATTGTAGATGCTGGAAAATCAGTATTCAATGCATTTACTTCATCAGAACAGGGTCTGGGTAAAGATATTGCAACAGCAATAACTGCTCCTGGACAAATAGCCGATGCCACAAGAGCATCAGCAGACCAAAATAACTATATTCAGACACTTCTTTCAGAGAAAATAAAAGCTCAATCGAAAGGAATGGACACCACTCATTACGACACTCTACTTAATAAAGCACAGCCAGCTATTTTTCAGATGCCTGATATCCCTACTACGGGACAAGTATTAGGTCATGCCGCTGGAACCGCGCTCGATATTGCGTCTGCTGGAAGTTATGGAGTCGCAGCGAGAGGTGCTGAGACTGGCGCTTTGTTAACTTCTGCCGCAAGAAAAGCAGCAACTCCTGTTGCAACTACCGTAGCTCAGAAAACACTTGGTACAACACTTAAAAATATAGGAACAAAGACCGCTATTCGTTCAGCGGTGGGAGCAGGGACAGGTTATGGATATGATGTCGCAGGTAATCTACAGAATGGAAAAACAGGAACGGATGCTCTGCAGCCAGGAATGGGTACTTTAGTTGGTGGAATTGCTCCTGTACTTATTGGCGGTGTTCAGGCTGGGGTAGCAATTTCAAAAGATACCGCTCCGAGATTTATAAACAGTCTCATAAAACCTAGCCAGGCGAATTTCTCTTATGGGAAAGACCCAGGGCGCACTGTTTCTGAAATGGGTATCACGGGTAATAATCTCCAAGATTTCTCTCACAATATATCAACTGCTAAACGTGATATTGGTACTCAAATAGGTGCTGTATACGATAACCCTGCAAACGCTGGACTTAAGATAAATGCTACAACAGAGATAACTAAACTTGATAGTGCGATTCAGGAAGCGGCGAAGGGTGGGAAGAGTAATCAAAGTATCGTAACGGCTCTACAAAACGCTAAAGATGCTCTTCTTTATGCGCATGGAGTAGATGCAAATGGAAACATTGTAAAAATAGGGAATACAGCAAGGGATTTAAGTAATCTTTCACCGAAGGAAGCATTTCAACTCAAAGACTTGGTATCTGGGCAAACTAAGTTCACTGGGAATCCGTCAGATGACAAAGTGGTGAACAATATTCTAAAAAATATCTACGGTGGATTGAAAGAAAAACTCAATAGTGTAGTAGGAACAAATAATCCAGAGATAACAAAGTTAAATCAACAGTATGCAGACCTAACTTCTGCATTATTGGCAACTCAACATAGAGATGCGATTGTAAGTAGAGCAAATATTATATCAATGCCTATAAAAGTAGGTGGAGCAACTGCGCTTGTAACATCTCTTTCTACTGGTGGTGCTGCAATTCCAGCAATCCTTGCCGGTGCAACTGTAGCGGCACTTGATAGTGCATTGCAAAGTACTGCGGTTAAAACTCGTATTGCCGCATGGCTCGGAAGCGAGTCCCCTTCTACTATTACAAAGGTGCTTCAAAAGAACCCAGGCATTAAAACGGTTCTTTACCGTGCATTACCTAAGTTCGCTAGTCAACTAGGACAACCCTAAACATGATTTCTGAGAGAATCCATGCAAATAGAATAGTGAAAATCATCCCCTCCCTTATACCACACCCCTCTATGAAAATCAACTCCCCCCTATCTAATAATGGTATAATCTCTTTATGAACGAGAAACTTCTCAAACTCCAAGAACTCTTAAAGATAGCGAATGACGGCTTGACTCGCGCCGAGTTCATTGACTCCTTCAAAGCCGCACTGAAACAAATCGCACTTGTAGAGCAGAAACTTATCGGAAAGATAGACGCCAAACTTCAAGTCGCTGACACTGAAATCTCTGCTTCCGCAGATGCGCTCAAAGAATTAAAACAAGAGTTCCAACTAGCCGTACAAGAAACAAAGGACTCAAACGAAACGACATTTGCGAATGTAAAAAAGAGAACGATAGAAGCCATAGACACTCTGTTTATGAAGATGCGTCTCAACGACAAGTTCAATGAACTCGCAGGTCAGCACGAACAGATGTCGGTAGCAATGGATAAAAAGATGAAGATAGAAATGTCTTCAATGAAATCCGAACACGAGGCGATGATGCAGAAAATGGACTCTGCGATGCCCGACACCGAGAAGATGATGACGGAGATGATGGCGAAGATGCCTCCCGAAACACCAGAGACGATAAGAGACTCTCTCGAAACTCTCAAGAAAGACGAACGCCTCGACATCTCAGCAATAAAAGGTCTCGACACTCTAGAGAAAGGAATCTCAGATAGGGCAATAGGAATCTTAGACCAAAGGACTTCGTTCTTAATAAACAAAACGGTAAAACACGACACCACTCTTTCAGGTAGTGGAACGGATGCCGACCCTCTCGCAGTAGTAGGTGGCGGTTCAGGCGGTCAAATCACCGTCTCCGCAACAGCACCATCGTCTCCAGTCTTGAATCAACTCTGGTTCGATATCGCGTAAAGATACGACCTGTGAAGTCGCTAAACCCACAATTATAATCTAACGCCAGATATAGGCATCCAATATATCAAATAATTTGGCAGCAACCTTCGAATTTAATCGCGACACTGGTACGGCAGCAGGTTCACCTGCAAAAGGTACCACCCGCACCACGGCAGTCACAGATACAAACTGGAAGTCCTCAGACACCTACGCTACGGCATACACCGCAGCACCTATCGTCGACGGGACAAACAGTTTTGAAATCTGGAACTTCGGTAAATTGTCAGGAACGTGGAATAACATCAGTGCAGGTCTGTTCTCTCATACCGCAACGGCACTCGGAACTGGTTTGACTCTCAAGGGAGCACCAGCGTGTACTACGACTTCAGGTCTTACGTACACGACGCCAAGCGCAACAGCGAACACGAACCTCACGACCAACATGACGTCAGTGACGGCAATCGCATCAGGTGTGGCGGTGTTCTTCGGTATCACTGGTCCAGAAGCCGCTACAATGGCAGCAACAGCCGCCGTAGCAACTGGTTCAACGGTATATACGAACTACCTCACAACCCAGCTTCAGACATCAGGAGCGAGCGCGGGGGATACGGCGACGGTCGTTTTGACCCTCCAGTACGCAGAGAACTGAGCAATGTTTTTCGCATATTGTCAAGATACGCGAGCAACAGCTAACCTTCAATCCCATGAAATACCTATTCGAAGCAGTCTACAAAGACGACAGTTCGTACAAGCAAACGCAGGAAGATAAGTCGGTACTACACGAAGCAGGTTCGTGTTTTACCGACGTCATACAAGACGAGGTGAGTAAGTTCTCCCTTGTCGGGGAGCACACCTATTTAGTAAACCTAGACGACGGACACTTCGAAATTGACGGAGTGTCCTTCGCTATGCATGAGGAGAAGTTAGAAGATTTCAGGCTCGTCTTCTGGCGCAGACACACGCACTCCTTCAATCAAGCTCAGGAAGAACTCGCCCATGACGTTATATATCGTCTTGGCTGGCAGGCAAATGATAAAGATGGTAAGAACATCCAACGAGTGATGGAGATAAACTAAACGAACGCGGCAATCCAATGCCACGACATCCAATCCAATGAACGCTTCAAACTTTCCTAAGAAACTAGCAACGATACATGCCAATCAAAACAGGCATATTGACGTTGAAATAGGAGACACGAAGGAGTCTCTCTTTTACCCTCAACTCAAAATAAAGCACTGGAACAACGAGACAAACTTCTCCATTCGTCTCGCTGATGGTGATTATCCGAGTGCCGATGTTTCTACCGACACAAACGGAAAGTCTGTCTGGAAACGCGGTCATCGCACGGCCCGTATTTACGCGAAAGACACTGGAGACGAAGATGGAGGGCACGAGTTCGAAGTGGAGTTCGCTTCTAAACCAGCAAGCAACGTAGTCGAGTTTACACTCCAGACAAAAGGACTCGACTTCTTCTACCAACCCGCCCTTACCCAGGCGGAGATTGAAGCAGGACAAACCCGACCAGACAATATTGTCGGTTCCTATGCTGTTTATCACTCGACGAAGAAGAACAATACCGTAGGAGGAACTGAATACCGCACTGGTAAGGCTTTTCATATCTACCGCCCATTCGTCACTGACGCGAATGGGGTTACTGTCTGGTGCGACCTGAACATCGACGCTCAGTCTGGGATAGCAACCATCACGATTCCTCAGACATTTCTCGACACTGCAACGTATCCGATACTGGTAGACCCGACGTTTGGGTATACGACGGCAGGAGCAACTGCAAAGTCACTGACTTTCGGTAACGGGTCTTTCAACGGTATCGTAACTAGCCCTTCAGATGTGGGGGGTGCAACAATAAATAGTCTAACCGCATCATGCAATTATACATCCACGAGCAACATCAAGGGAGTAATTTGGGACAATTCTACTGGATATGTAATAACAAATGCAATCGGTAATGCGGTAGCCGAAAATGCGTCTCAAGCATGGACAACATCCATATTTTCAACCTCACCTAGTCTCACTGCTTCATATAATTACATAATAGGATTTGTAAATCAAAACGGTAGCAATGGATATTATGATACTGCAACTGGATATTCCTCTAGTTATCAATCTGGCAGTAATAATTATACCAGCCCTACTACTAACAATGGATTCATCATATCTAACGCAAGAGCATCCATCTACGTCACCTACACCGCAGGAGGCACCACGACGACAAAAACAGAAACAGGTGTTGCAAGAGTAATAGTAAGCACCGCGAAGACCATCACAGGCAAGAGCAGAATCCAAATCTCCACTGCGAGGACAATAGTTGGTACATCGCGTATAGGACTCGTGACAGCAAAGACGCTCTCAGGCGTGTCGCGCATCACCATAAAGACCACCAAGACCGAAACAGGCACAAGCCGCATCACCACGACAGCAACTAAGACCACCACAGGAACGGCGAGCATTTCAAGTGCCTCGGTCGGGCCTGATGCGCCAGCCACAGCCGTAAGCGACCCAGCGGTCGGTAGCGTCGCATGGATGAACCCAACCTACGCCGAAGCGAGTGACGGGTCATACGCCACCGCAACACTAACTCTGACTCCTAGCGAGTATCTCAAGCTCACCAACTTCGGATTCGCAATACCTACAGGGTCAACCATCAACGGCATCGTGGTGGAGGTACAGCGTGCAAACATCGGAAGCGGCACGGTAATCGACAACGCCATTCGTATCGTGAAGTCGGACGGTTCAATAGGCACAACAGACAAGTCGAGCGCGACAGCGTGGCCGTCTTCTGAAGCCTACGCAACCTACGGAGGAGCAGGCGACCTATGGGGTGAGACGTGGACGGCAACGGACATCAACAACTCAAACTTCGGCGTAGCAATCTCCGCACAAACATAATATGGCTATTATCCAAGACGCATTTACAGATACTACTAACACCTCGCTTGATGCACACTCAGGAGGCGGGTTTTCGTGGACAGAATATCTCGGAACCCTACAGGATTTTAAAATATCAAGTAACCAACTACAGGGATTGCCAGGAACAACCGCAGGACAGAAAAGCATGGCAAGAGCCGAGAGCGACCTTTCAGGGAGTGATATGTATGGAAAGATAACGATTGGTGCAATGACACTGTCAAGTTATAAGTCCAATCAAGTAGGCCCTGCTTTGCGTTTTGATAGTGGTGCAAATACTGCTTATTGGGCATGTCTCGGAGCTAACGGTGGGTCTCCAGTAACGAAAGGATTCAGAGTCGGAAAAGTTGTGGCTGGGACATATACGATTTTAGCAACCGTTACGTATAACTTTACAACCGGAGACGTATTTAAGTTTACTGTAGAGGGGACCACCCTAACTGTTTATATAAATGATGTTCAACAGTGGCAGGGAACAGATAGCTCCATTACGACGGGGGTGAGGGCTGGAGTGATGTTTAATGCAGACCACTATGCAAACGCTGTTTTAGCGGATGATTTCGAGGCTGGCGACCTAGGTGGAGGCGACACAACGACTACCCAAACCGAGACAGGACTCTCACGAATCACCGCAACGACCGCAAAGACCATTACAGGCAAGGGTAGAGTCGCGATAACGACGTCACGCACAGTCACTGGCAAATCGCGTATCGGGTTAATTACTGCAAAAACTGAGACAGGGACAACTCGAATAACAGCTAAGTCAGTCCAGACCGTGACTGGCGTTGCAAACATCTATGCACCAGCAATCGCTGCGGTCGACTTCGTGCGGGTCACGGTCTACTACACGCCATCGGGTAGCGCACCAACTAGCCAGACCATTACTGGTACAAGCCGTATCGCCAAAACGACTGCACAGACCGAGACTGGTATATCTCGCATCGGATTGGTCACCGTAAAAACACTCACGGGCGTATCAAATATCCTTGTTAACCTTACTCGCACGAAAGACATCACCGGCGTCTCACGCATCACCGAGAAAGTCATTCAGACGATTACTGGTCTTGCAAAGATTCTTGTCACTGGTACTGCTAGTCACACAATACTTGGGACATCTCGGGTGACGGTAACGTCTTACCAGAATGAGACTGGAACAGCGAATGTCATCACGACATCAATTACGTCACAGACCACCAGTGGCACGGCACGGGTTCAGAAGACACAGAATCAGACACTCACGGGTACGTCCCGTATTGCGCTCGTAACAACGAAGACTCTCACTGGTATCTCTCGTATCCAAGAGTCAGTTGTAAAGACTCTCTCTGGCGTATCGCGTATCGGACTGGTGACATCTCGGACTCTCACAGGCGTATCAAACATCCTAGTCAATGCCACAAGGACGAAAAATATCGTAGGTACATCACGGGTGACTGTCACAGATACAAAGACCATTACTGGTACTGCAAAGATTACGGTGACAGGAACCGCGAGCCAGACCATCTATGGTGTCTCTCGGATTACGGTAAAAGGTACGCAGACCATAACTGGTAAGGGTAATGTTGTAGTCACCTCTGCTACTCCTCAGACAATTCAAGGCAAGGCTCGTGTTGGACTGGTTTCAAATCAAACTGTCACTGGTAAAGCCAATGTAGTGGTCACGAGTGTAACTACAAAAACCGAGACGGGTACGTCGAGAGTTGGAATCGTCACTTCTAAAACCCTTTCTGGAGTTTCTAAGATACTCGTAAACACGACAGGCACTAAAACCGAGAACGGCGTATCGCGTGTCACAGCAAAGACCTCACAGACCATAACGGGCATCTCAAAAGTCGCCGTCACAGGTATCGCAAGCCAAACCACTCAGGGTGTCGCAAGAATCACCGCTAAGGCAACTAAGACTATAAGCGGAACAGCGAACGTGGTCGTAACGAGCACATCGACTAAGGTCGAGACGGGTATAGCGCGTATCTCAGTAACATCTAATAAGACAGAGACAGGAGTCTCGCGTATTGGACTACTCACTACAAAGACTCTCACAGGGACGGCGCGTATCGGACTGGTAACAAATCAGACTATAACTGGTATAGCTAAAATCCTCGTCGCAGGTGTTAGCTCGCACTCAATCACTGGCGTCGCGAACATCACCAGCTCGGGCAGACTCAAATACTGGAACGGGACGGCGTGGGTATTGAAGCCACTCAAATACTGGGACGGAAATGCGTGGACAGAAAAGTTATTAAAATACTGGAACGGTAGTGCGTGGTTGACATGATATAATTACAACTAATAAATAGTATGGCGAAAGACACAACAACAAAAGCAAAAGAAGATATAAGAGTAGCGGCAGAAAATGCCTTGAGACTTGTGAACCAAGCCGCGGGTGAAAATGCTAAACTTTTAGCGTCTGCAATATTAGATGCTTCAAAACTTCTAGCAAGTCAAGCAGAAAGTGCAAGACAAACTGTGGCTACACAAGCTAGTGAAGCATTGAAAGTAAGTAGTGCAACTACTTCAGGTGACCATGACTTACTTCAAAGAGTGGACCAAAAAGTGGATGGACTAATAATTACTGTAGAAAAAATGTCTTCAAGAGATAATCTATTTGTCTTAAAAGAAGATTTTAATGTATGGAGAAATATTCTTATATCAGGAATGTTACTTACCATTGTTGTTGGTATTATTAGTAGGTTTTTATCAAATTAAATATGAAAAAAGAAAGCAAAAATCTAGGATTATCTAAAGCTTGCCCTTCTTGCAGAAAAACCCTAATAAAAGCAGCCAACATTATTGGTGTTGGAAAATTTAAGACCAAATGTCCTCATTGTCATGCTTTGATTCAAGTAGAAATTGGACAAAAATCATATTTTACTTTAACGAAGGTCCTTATCTGTTTGTTTTTTGTTATTAGCTTATATCAAATTGTTGTTATAACAGGAGTTGAAAACTCTGTAATGGCAATCATAAATAATTATGGCATCGAAATCAAATAAAAAGACTATTGTGCTTACTAGGAAACCTAAAAAGACTAT